GTCTGTTGCAGATAATAGTATTAAATCGTTGACTGTCCCGAGGATTTTACTTTGTTAATTCCGCTTCAAAATAAGAGGGGGTGAGTGGTAACCGAACAAGACGGTCGAAACGTGTATTAACTAAATTTATTCGTATGAAGCGAAAAGAATATCAAAATAATTTTGCGAGAAACGAGAACCATTTATTTTTGACGGCGAAAAATATGACTATACCTATAATAATTATTACGGCAACTATTGAATAAAAAATATATCGGTATCGGTAGGGGTCTTTTGGCGATTCCTGTTTGACTTTTTCAACCAGATTGTTTTTAGAGGCTACCGTACTGTTATCTTTCAAACTCGTGATATTTTCATCGGATTTCGTACTTTTATTGCTTGTAATCGTTTCGCCCTGCTTGTTTTTTGTTATATCCGTTTTTGTTTCAGATTTAACAGGCGGCTTACCGGTATCAGAATTAACAGGCTTGTCGGTGTCGTATTCGACGGTAACGGCAGTAACGGTAACATTTTCGTTGAACAATGTCTTTTCAAGTCTATCCAAGTGTTCCAAAATCTTTTGTTCGCGTTGGTACAGAATGTCGTAGCTTTCAACAATTTCAGTATTCGTCTTTGTTTCGGTAGAGACAAGCGGCTTAACGCTTTGGCATCCGACAACAACAAGAAATAAGCACGCCAATACGATATACATAATATACTTTTTCATAATTTCAATTTATCTTTGCAGCAACTTGCCAATTTATAAAATGACTTACGATTAGTCAGTAAATTAATTACCATTTTTTGTGTCAAACGCTGAATATCATTAATATTATCTACCCATTCACACGTAAAGTGGTGAATATTTCCATTTCTTAAATTCAAAACAAAATTCTTATTTTGAATCATTACCCGCCAAAAGTCCCCAAATATATTCCTTCTCATTTTTTTACAGTATTATTATGATTTTTAATTACTTCCCTTGCGTTTATCCAGAGCCGGTATCTTTCTTCCCAGCCATTATAGCCGCCATTAATTATTTTAGTTATTTTTCTAAAATTGATGCTGTCTATCTGAAATTCAAGGTAGACGCTGTCTCGCTGGAAAATAGCATACAAGCTGTCTTTTTTGAATTTCTCATATATCAAACTGTCTTCGATGATTCGCAGGCGCTTCAGAATAGCAGAATCAGGAATAGAAGCAGGAACGCTGAACGTTGTATCTATTATTCCGGCATCTATTCCAAAATTGACTTCGACAACCTTAACAGCGTCGCGGTGCGTAATTCGAGCCTCTTTATATCCTCTGTTTAAACAGGAAATAAAGGCTAATGAAATGAGAAATGCAATGATATAAATCAATTTTTTCATCCTAAATACTTATTTAGCCCGGCATTATTCCACCACCAGCAAGCAGACTTTACAGCCCACTTGGGTTGTTCTAATAATTCCGGATTGTTTACACAATCAACTCCCAATGCCTTTGCAGCCTTAGTATAGTTATCGCGACCTGTTATCTGAATCAGTCCGCGCCCTTTATACTTCACTCCGTCGCCTGGATAGATATTTCCCAAGTCCTTTCGTCCTTCATAAGCGGCGCCGGATGCGATTTCCTTATTATGCTTCAAATGTCCGCTTTCATGTCCTATCTGTGCAAAGAAAGCGGCTATCTGCTTATCAGTATTAATTCCATACATCGGCATATAGATATTCAAATATGGAATGTACTTTTGCCGGTTTGCTTCTGTCGAACCGGGGAGAAATGCCTTTAACAAATTGTTATGAATTTCCATTTTCTAAAATTTTAGTTCAATATTATTTTATTCATTATTGTTATATTTTTTCTCATCGGTTTCGCTATCTTTAAAACACTGTGCAAATTTGGATGATAATTCCGAGTTGCTTATGTCGGCTATTACCTTGCTGACTATTTTTGCAGTTTGTGTGATTTCAGCCTTTTCCTTGTCTTCGTTTTTCTCATAAACGCTTTTCAGTTCTATGAATCCGATAAATATAGACCCTGCAAAGGTTAGTATAGGCAATACTGGCAAATGTTTGGTTATTTCGGTATTTATGTGAGCAATAGCAAGCATCTGCATGGCATCTATGATTGTAATCATGAAAAGCATATTAAAGTATTTACTTATCTTTTCAATTGTTTTTCTTAACCCGACAGATGACCTGTATTCACCTCTTAATTTTGCTTTCCTTACTCCTGCCCATAGGTCAAGAAAAATTATAATGAAGACAAGAAAATATATAATCGCCAACATCACTACTTGCGGAAAAATTAACCTTAATATTTCATGTAACTCCTTATCAAATAATTGCATAATGTATTTTTTTTAATGTTATTATAAAAATTTCAACCACGCAAACATTTTCCGTTTTTCCAAATACTTCAAATCATTATCATTCCGATACGCTTCGCGCTCAAACGAAATGTTATGATAAGCTCCTTTTGAGCCATACTTAAACAGCTTAAAAATCCATTCAACTATGTACCAGATATAGAATGGCACATACAGCATCTCGCGCATTTGAGCCGTATGGATTTCCTCATGATTGACTATTCTGTCAGTCAGAATAACTCCGTTTCGGATAAACAGAACGCCGAACATATTCACCGCTGTGAACCCTTTGACAGGTATGATGTTGTTGTAATACTTTTTCATATTTTTATATTAATTTATTTGATTAAATAGCCAATAACTTCCGTCCCAAAGTATTGAAACAAGCATACCCCTGGTTGTTATACCGTAACTGTTAACAAGACTTCCGTTTTGCATCATCAATTGCTTACCTCCGCTGGCATTCACATTAATATTAACAGTTGTAGCATTATTCAATCTTATGTAATACACCTTTCCGACAGATTTAGGCGGATTAAAGTATAATGTTATATATGCTGTATTATAGCAACTTAAAAAACAATCATTTTCAGTAGGAACGTAACCGTCATTTGTATTTGAAATAGATTTTACGGCTAAATTCAAACCTGCAGCCATAAGGTTGAAAAAGTATCCTCCGAAAGACGGAGCCGGGTTAGCGTTGGAGTTTACTGCATTCCCGAATACTCCGCAAATGGCATTTTGGTTCATAGAAACATCCTTTGGAACATTTCCGAATCCCAAGCCGACAACTGCTCCTTTAAGCGTAATGCCTGTCGTTGACGGTATTGCTTGAATACCTGCCCTGTTAGCAAAAATACCTTGCGAGTTCATGTATGCAGTTCCATATCCGGATTCACTCCCGCCGGAGGCATTCATTTCCGCTTTTAATATTGCATTTTGACTATTTAAAATGATTTTTTGAATTCCGTTTCCGGTTACTGCATCTGAAACGCTTGAGGCAAGGATAAGACCGCCGTTAATTCCATCTAACTGCGCTCGCGGAGTTTTTGTGTTAATATCCGTAGAACTGTTAATCAGCGTACCGTCATATGCATATTGACTTGTAATCTTTCCGCCTTTAATTACCCAATCGCCTATATTAGCCATTTCAGCAAGCAAAAGATTGGTCGCAACACTTTCAAACTGTGCTCCGAAAGTGTTCCATTTTGTCGTGTCAGTCGGTAAAACATTTTGAAATCCGTTACCGGCATTTACTTGAGCTACATAATAATTTCCGTTATATTTGACGCAATCTACCCTTATGCTTGTTCCGTAATAGGTTTGAACTGCGGTATTACCATTCGTGTCTTTATTATATTCTCCCCTGAAAACAACAACCGGTCCGGTATCGCCTTTTGCGCCGTCAGAGCCATTTGTCCGCACAGGAGCACTCCAGTTCTGTAATAGATTTCCGGCTGAATCTTTCTTGGCAATCGTCATCCATAAATATTCCAATTGACCGACGCTTGGTATTGTGGTGGTCCAGCCTGCGGGATTAGCTGTGTTGTTTACAAGTGAAGGCGCCACAGTGGTTGAGCCATTTTTTGCATACCTATACTCGAAATAATCTCCATTCTTGCCATTGGTACCGTTTGTTCCGTTTGAACCATTCCGCGATTTTGTAAGCGTCATTACTTTGGTAAGTATTGGTGTTTTTCCTTCACAATTAATAGTTATTTCAACCTGGGCGCTGTCGGCTGACATTTCAGTAACCGTTACAGATTGATTTATAATAGACGCAGTGCAACCGGTAGCTGATTTCACAGCAATAGTAAAATATCCTGCACTCGCAGTACTTGAAATAGATAATTGTGTTATTCCTCTGTAAACAATAAACCCTGTACTTGATTTACTTGAATTGACTTCTCCTGTCAATGGTGTTCCAGTCGAATCGCAAGCGACTGTATGTGATTCATTCGTTAGTAAAACAGTATAGGCATCGGTTCCGTTGCCACCTGCTTCTCCGTCACCTAATTTGGCAATAGTAATGTCATCGGACAATGTCTGTCCGTTGTATGTGCATTTCGCACGGATTGTCCTAATTGATACGCCTGACAGGTAGGAGGCATTATAAGCAACAGCGAGCGTCGCTCCGGTACTTATTGAAACTTCAGCAGTTCCATTCAAATAATACCAGGTAACCGTTCCGGCGCCTGTCGTTACGTCGGCTCGCAGATTAATCGTTGACGGCGACGGCGTGCCGGTAAAACCGGGATTGTTGTATTTGAAAACCTGACTGTCGGCTGCAATGCTTAACACGCCTGCCGAGATACCCTGTTCTCCTTTTGACGCAATAATTATCCAATATATTGTATCAGTAGGAACTTTGCCGACTTGCGGACTGTCATATATAAAGCGGTAGGTAGATCCGTTATAGGTAACTTCGTCTCCTTTATAATAGGTGAAAGAAGCATTATACGCGCCTCTGAAAACTCCTATCGGCTGCGTGTCTCCTGCGGGGGATTGAACGAGCGTTCCTTTCAATACCAGCTTGCCGTCGCCTTTGGTGTTAAATTCCAAAGAATTTGTGCTGTTTCCTATCCGAAATGCATTATTGACGAAATCCATGAAATTTTGTCCGTCAGCCGAAACTATCCTGTCGGTGGTTATCCTGCCGGGAAGTATTTCGGTAAATCCGTAGAGTTCGACAAAACTGCGAGTTCCGTCAATCTCGGAAGTCAGGATTCCGCACAAAAGATGATAGAATCCGGTAACCGATTCAATGCCGATTGCCGTTTTGCTTAAGACAAATACCCCTGTTTCATCTGTTTTGCTTGTTTTGATGTACAGAAATCTCGGTTCGCCGTCCGGCATAGCGGGAGAATTGAATAATGGAATATTCCAGAATTTATAATCGGAAACTTTATGCTTCGACGAAATGTCCTTTATTCCGAGCGTCATGTGTTGAACGATACCGGCAGGGCAGCTCAATACTTTCGTATCATTGTTATATTTGATTTGATATGCAACCTGCTGCGGATTAGTCTTATTATCTACGAAACGGTATTGCAGGCTTTCGTCGCCTACAAGCAAGGACATTGTTTGCACGGTAATCGGATTGATTGCTTCGGAATAGTCAAGCAGTGCGCTTTGGAGCAGCTTCATTGTTTCCTGCGCGTCGCGAAAGCGACGCTTGGTAAACTCTACGGAACTGCGATAGTTATTTGCTATTTCCGTCGGAATGGCATTACGCACATCGTTGACCAATTCCTTAAATCCGTTTCCGGAAACAAAATCGGCAAGCGTTATCTCATATCTGTATGGCTTTTGACCGCCGTTTTCAAGATATTTCTTTACTGCCGTAACTCGGATTTCGCGGTTAATATCCAGCTTTTCGGAATAAACGGTTACCATTTGTCCGGTTTCAATCGTTATGCCTGTTCTTTTGAACAGAATATCGTCGCATTTTCCTTGTAACTGTACTTGCGTTTCGGCGTATTTATCCAGCCAGGCTTGCGCTTCTGCCTGCAATTGCTTTTCGGCTTTGTTGATATAAGCCTGCGGCATCTTCAACCCTGTCAGAATGAATTTATCGCCGACTTGGAAATTTATATCACCGGGTACTTTCAAGGCATTTTCCTGCTCATTGACTTTCAACTTAAATTGCTTTACATCGTTTTTCCAGCTTTTGTCAACGATTGCCAAGTCATAACCGGCTAATTGCCCATCCTGAAACGTTACAATCACTTCTACGCCGTCCAAAAGACAATCGGTAAGATTAAAATCTATATCGGAAGACTGCAAAGTGAAATTGTCTATCTTTTTCGTTACCTTAAACTCACCTTTTGGAAAAATACTGTCAAACTGCTTAGATACCTCAAAGCGTCCGTATTTGTCAACGTTCTTGCTTAATTGCACCTGTCCGTTTGGAAGTACGAGAAAATCATTGCCGTAATCAGAGCCTAAATTTTTATCACTACCATAAGGAAAAAGCACGGTTGTTGGCGGAACTTCGCTGACGGCGGTAACTTCCAACTGCTTAAATCCGGCTCCTTCACCCTGTCCTAAAATCAAACCGCTTGACGGATATTTTCTTTCGCCAACAAAAACCGTCTTGTTTTTTACCCAATATTCAGTTTCAAACTCAGAAGCGACGCGATCGAGAACTTCGGAACATTTCATGTCTTTGAAGTTGAAAGTCCTCTGCTCGGATTGAATGCACGACCCAACAGACCATCCTGAATCATTGCGATTAAGATTCTGTACAATAAGGTCAAGGACTTGCCGTGCGGTTCCGTTGTATGTGTCGTGCAACTTCTTCCGTTCGGGCTGTCCGAACAGAAAAAAGGCGGTATTTTGTAACTCGTATTGGTCGGCATAAAAAGTAACGGTATAACGGTAGCCGAGCGATGTTTCTTCTTTCAGGATTTGCTCCGGATGTCGGATTTTGTACTTTGCGTCGTCGATAAGGATATAATCGTTCAGCCGGATGTCAATCGGATTGAGTACGTCGAATGAAAGCACGGCAATGTTATCGCCTTTTATTTCGTCAAAGAGGTAACTGTCCGGTCTCAAGAACACATCTGCTTTCTCTATATTTCCGCCGTATATCTTCATAATCCTAAATCTTTCTTTACCATCGCTTTTGCATTTTCGCAAAAGTCGTTATACTCTTTGAACTCCCAGCCCTTAACATCTTTCTGACGCAATAAGGCTATTTCGCCGTTAATGCTATATCTTGTTTTAATAACTTCGGAAACAAGGTATTCGTAATCGGGCTTATTCCAGAAGTGGACAGTGTCATATTCAAAATAAGTTTCACCGTTTACGCCTTTCAATTCTTTTACATTAAAATTGTAATGCCAGCTTCCGTCTCCTAAGTCTTGCAGAGCAAGAGGTTTTGTGTTTGAATTTGATTTCATAATTGTTTATTTTTTTTTATTGTTATTAAGGAATAAAACAAAGACGAGTGCCAATCTTAGGATCATTACCGGAAGGCGCTAAATACACATTGGAATAACCAATACCGGCGATACCACCATCAATCGCAGAACCTCCAAAACATAAAGCCTTTTGCGCCTCACCACTGGCTGGCAACTGGAAAAAGAAGTAATCACAGAAAAATGTGGTAGAGCTTGCTCCGGGTGCCGGCTTTGGCATGTTATCACCAAATTCACCTATCAACATTTCTTTGATATATGTAGCTTCCCGTAGTAAAAGCCCACGAAATTCATAATCGTTATAATTGCTATCTTGAAATTTTGAAGGGTCTCCACAAATATAAAATAATGTTTGTCCGCCTGCATTATTTGCTTGAATATTAACTTTGCATCCATCTGCAAGACTAAAGATATGTCCAAAAGGAATTTCAATTCCTCGCCAAGTAGGTACTTTTACCGTCAACCCTGAACCGTATTCAGTTGGCATTACAAAATCAACGACACCGGTTCGATTGCCTAAATTGTTTGTGTAGCCGCACGGAATAAAAGGATTACTGGAATTAAAAGAACCAAATGCATTTATATCCAAAGTAGTGACGCCGTCTCCTAATCCGCCTTGCTTATAACCGCTTGCATCTAGTTGTGAATTAAATGGAAGTTGACAATTCAGGTTTGCATATTCGACAATGTAGAGCCAAAAACATATCTTTTGAATATCATACACATCACAATTCCAACCTGCGCCGTTTTTTCCGGAAGTTCCACGACGACGAGCGTATGCACGGAAATTTGCAAGAGATACATTTGACGCAGGCACGCCTAATAAACTTCTGTATGTTCCATCCCAAGCGATTGTATTATTTCCACCTCTGAACTGCGGAGTATTGTTTACAACGGACGCCAATTTTGGAGCGCTACTGACAGTGCGGTCTATTGCTGCCTGGTATGCTGAACGGTAACATTTGGGTACAAAGTGGAATCCTAAGATTAAATTTTCAGAAATTAAAACACGTCTTTTAGTTCCTTCAGCTTCAAATTTACGCCAATGTTCAGGTATCTCAACCATAACCTGTCCGTCTGTTCCGTCAAGTATTGCAGCGGTACCATTTTCTTTTTTTGTTGAATCGTTGGCGTCTAAATAATAGTTAACTGTTCCGTCATCTTTTAAAAGGCATCTGCGCATTTTGCTTTGAATAGGGAGTGATGCGTGATTATCAATTTTACCTATTCGCTTACAAGCAGGATTTGCAATAGTGGTGTCAAATTCAATGCCGTAACTTTCGCCGTATTTTATATTATTTATAAAATCTTCCAAACCGGTAATTGCCGACATCGGATGACAATCGTCACTATCAAGTCCGGTCAATTGACTATGACTTGCAACATACGGATCTCCTTTGTCTCCCTTATCTCCTTTTCCGCCTTTGATACAGGCTGGTGTGCTCCAATTCTGTAATAACGCACCTGCGGCTGTTTTTTTCGCTGATATAAGCCACAGATATTCAGTTTCTCCGATAGCCGGAACAGTGGTAGTCCAGCCTGCAGGATTTGCAGTATTGTTTGTAAGCGCAGGAGGAACTGTTGCTGAACTGTTTTTTGCAAAGCGATATTCAAAGTACGCTCCTTCGGTACCCGTGTCACCTTTGGCTCCTTTCATGAGCGCTGCTTTAGCTCGCTTAGCTTTCCCTGACTGAACTACCAATAAGGTATCAGTATCGGAAACGGTAAGCGCTTCCGGTAGAGTAGTAATAGGAGTTGTCGCTATATCTGCCATGTTTCTTATTTATTAATTGTTATTACTTTCTTATTCTCATCTGCCAGATAGCCGAAATCGCTGTCAAGCAAAACACGCCATTGCGTTTCACCGCCTGCGTCAATCCAAGTTACGACCGGAACGGTTAATGACAGGCTGAACCGGCTCGCTATTTTTGAATCTTGCCATAATTCAATTTTATAGTCTGTGCAATCGTTATAATAAACAAGTATAGTACCGACTCCTTTTATTTTTAACTCCTGAATACCGACTTGTGCAAACTGATAGAAAAATGCAGCCTGATTGTTGAAAAATTCAGTCTTGTTGTTCGCCGTCATCCGGAGAGAAAGCTTTATTTCCTTGTGCTGCATTCTTATTATTGATAAGTCAACCGTATTGCCGTCGGTAAAGGGCGATTTAACAGCCGGATATTTCAATACATCCTCAAAGCCTTTGTCGCTTCCGACGCCGAAAAGTCCGAAGTCGAATCCATTAATTGAGTAAGCGCCGCGAACGCTTATTCCACCGGCGGGCTTTAATGCCTCAGGTACGATTGGATTGTCTTCTATAAATTCAAGCGTGAAAATTGAAAGATTTTTGCCTTCGTTAAATGCGCACGGATAAAGATATGATGAATTTACGTTATAGCGCAGTTGGAAAGTCTTTCCTAAATCAAATATAAATTGATGCGCTTCTGGCGCCGAAACTGCGGCGATTAACTTATTGTATTTTGTCATAAATTCAGCAACTGATGCCGCCTGGGTAAGGAAATTCAGCTTTACGGATTTCGGCTCAAATTCCACAACTGACAAGTCAGGCTCGATGCCGTCGGATTCCGCCCAATTGTTGTACGGTACGGATTTCCGCTTCGGGTAGCGAAACAGGTCATTGTACGAGCCTTTCAAAAGCGTACATCCGTATTCAGTCAATATGTCTTTTCCGTCTATTGTCATACGCCCTGTACTTTTACGCGTAAATAATTGCCGCCGTTTGCAGAATCCAATACAGCAGATGTCTTTTTTGTATTATCGGATATTGAAGCCGATAAATCCCGTATCCGGTCGCTGTTATCTGCAACCCTTACAGACAATTCCTTAATAACTCGCACTTCTTCCCACCCGCGAATATGAATATCTTTCATATAGTTCATCTGGTCGGCTATCTGCTTTACCTGCGCGTTGGCTATTGACTGGTACTCTCGTATTGCTTCCAAAGCTACGCGAGCAGCTCCGGTTTGCCCTGCAAGCAAGTCGATACTTTCCTGAGACGCCTTTGCGTAAGCGCCTTTAAGGGAATTGTCATTGCTCTTAGTGTCTTCATTGCTCCACAAGTCAAATCCTTTATTTCCTGCTCTACTTTTCCACTCCTCAAGGAATGATTGGGCTTTGTCCATTTCTGTACCAATGTTGTCATAAAAGCTGCCGATTAAGTTCATGGCATCATTGGCAATTTCTTCACTGCTCTTACCACTTCCATACACAGCCTCCAAGTCCTTTTGAAGTTTCGCAAATTTATCGGCAAAAAACAGTTCATAAGCAAGCTGCTGCCCAAGTTTTTCGAGTACACTTGCTCCGGCTTTACCAAATTCTTTCCATGCTTCGACACCTTCGTTGCGGATTGAATCTGTAATAGACTTCATAAGGTCGCCTCCGAGCGAGCCAAATGTTTGATTTAAGTAGTCACGTAAGGCTTCCTGCGCTTTTTCGGCTTCTTCCTGCAAGGCAATCAGATTTTGAAGGTAGGCTCTGGTCGCATCGTCCATCTTCTGAGTGTCGAGAATTGCCTGAAGCCTTTGCTTATTAATCTGTCCCTCTTTATCAATAATATCAGGATATACATCCAATATGGATGAATAGGTATCCTTTCCTTTTCCCCAGCCGAATAAACCGGTTTTTTTATGACCGGTTACGATTTGAGCGTTGTAAAGTCCTCCGATGCCTTTATTGTATGCGTCAAGCTGTTTTTTATACTCTCCTGTGATTTGCTGAAAGAAGCTGGGTTTGCCGGGCTTTTCCCCTTTTATTGAATCTTGCAACTGGTTAAACGCTTCTTCATATACCTTTATGGCATTTGCAGCTTTTTCTATTTCTTTTTCACCGAAAACGGTTGACGCTTCCTTTAACAAAAGGTTTTGTTCGAGGAGCAGCAGGTTGTATTGACGCTGCAAAGCTATGCGCCCTTCGGCAATGGCTTTTAACGCTTCCTGATGGCGCTTTTCGGCTTCTGCCGCTTTGGCAAAGAGTTTCATCCCTTCGCTGATTATTGCCATTGTTCCGCCGACAATACCGCCTTCTGCAAAGCCATTGGCTATATTTCCGACAACATTCAGAACTTCATCCAAGTCTGCGCTTAATCCGCCGAACGCCGACTTCATCAAATCGACTGTTTCGGCTACCAAAGATGCTTTTTTTATAATTTCATTAAAAAGTTCGATTGTTTTTTCTTTTGCTTCTTCTGTCGCCGCTTCTGCCGCTATTTCAGCGTCTGTATATTTGCCTGATGCTATAATAGCCTGTTCATATCCTTTTTGAATCTTCTTAAACAAGGCGCCATCGGCTAATTCCTTCAAACCTTTTGCAGGCTTATTAAGGTCGAGATTTTTCAATGATGCTTGAAGCATCTGTATTTGGTTTTTGGCATCTTGGTCGCCTGCTTTTGCTGCTTCTGTCAAGGCTTCAATTCGCAGCTTGATATATTTGCGGGTAATTTCTAACTTTTCGCGTTCAACCAACTCTGTCATTCCGAGTGATTCCATTCCGGCAAGGCGCTCCTTTTCCAACTGCTCACTGTAGTCGAGTTTTTCGAGCGTGTCTTTTGTTTTTGCTTCCTTGATGGCGCGGGCGTGATTTATTTCTATCTGTTCGAGCAACTCTGCGTTTCCTTCCGCTTTTATCCGCTGTTCTTCGTAATACTTATCCAAGTCTGCAAGTTGACGTGTTAGATTGTCTGCAAACATCAGTCGCTGCTCGTCGGACATATCTTTAAGATATTTATTTAAGTCTTTTTGTCCTTTTTTATAAACGGCATCGGCGGCTTTTGTCAATTCTTCTGCCTGTGCCTTTACATTTTCGGAAAGTTGGTCAAACGATACGGTTGTTGGGGTGAAAGTACCGGTTTTTCCTCCGGCTTTCCACTGTTCTTCCTCAATCTTCTGCTGCTCTTTTACTTTTTTCTGCTTAAAATCTTCAATGGTTTGCGCCTCTTTCTCAAGATTAAGCTCCAATTGCTTGCGCCGTTTTTCGTAGCTGTCGTCCATATTGTCTATTTCCCGCTGTGCCATATCTATGCGGAAACGCTCCATTTCCAAAGCATTTTCTTTCTCTATTTCGGTTAAACGTTTCAGGGCGTCAAGACGCTTTTGCAGGTCGTTTTTTTCTGATTTATTATCTTTCAATAAATCAATTTTATTAATCGCTCCTTCCTGTGCCTTAATTTGTTTTGCTATCCTTTGCCTATCGGAATCGGTTTTTGCTTCAGCGTATTCTTTATTTAAATCTTTTAGCTTATTTCTCAAAGATTCGATACTTCCCTCTAACCTTTTGCTTTTTACATCTTGTACCGTTATGTCGTCAAAGTATCTCTTTTCAGCCTCGCGGGCTTTATCCCACATTTTAGCAACTTCGTCTCTTTGCTCTTTGGTTGCTTTGTTGCCGAGTGCGTATAATTTATCTCCAGCCAATTCGGCTAAAGCTATTTTAGCCCTGACTGCCGCCAAGCGTATTTTGTTTATTTCTTCAACGCTTTTTCCTGACGCTTCCGCAATTCTTACATCAAAGTCGGCATTCTTGTCTATTTGCGAAATTGCTTTTGACGTTTCCCTCAGTGTTGCATTAAATTCTTCCTGTGCCCGTTTTGCCTGTTTTGCCGATATTGTTGAGAAAATTTCATAAACGCCAATTAAAGCAGAAATCCCCGCTATAATCCACCCGAATACCGGTATCGCTTTTATTGCCGCTCCGACTGCCCGGAAAGATGCCGCAAGTCCTACGTTTGCTCCTGTTCCGGCTAATGCAGCCGCACGTGAAGCCGCCATGGATGCTGTATAAGCATTTTGGACTTTGCTTAAAACTCCGATATGAAATGCAGAGCCTTTATTCACCATTTGACTGACTTGCTGTAATCCTATGGAAATTGCCATAAGGCTTTGGACTTTCAGCATTATCTTTTGCAGTTCTTCATTCTTGTCTGAAAATAGCCCGACAGCGCCCTGTGCAACAGACGCCGCGCCGGCAATACCGGATAAGCCCGAAACAATTCCCTGCAATGCAGAGCCTTTTGGCGATGAAAGAATTTTTACCTGCGCATTTACTGCATTCATTGCGGTTTGAAGCCGTTCGGCTTCTTCAACCAAAGCGGCATATTCCGGCGTGGCTTTTTTCCCCGCTGCAGCCATTTCCATCATTTGCTGCTTGAGGTTCTGTATTTCCGTTCGGAATTTTACTTGAGTAGCGGAAGCGCTATCTAATTTTGATTTGTGGCCTTCTAAGTCACTGGTAAGTTTTAACAAGGCTTGGTCTTGTTCCTGTAATCCCTTTTCTACTTCTTTAAGAACGGCTACCTGTTTTCTGATAGCATCCTGCGCTTCCGTTAAGTTTCCGCCGCCGCCAAGTTTTGTCGCAAAACTTCCGCCGGCTGCGTTGGCTTCCGTTCCGAGTCTGGAAAATTCATCGGTGAGTTTCTTTATATCTGCCTGTGTGGTAGCAATTGAATTGCCGGTTGTTTCAAAGCCTTGTGTAATAGCAGCAGCAGTTTTTTGATATTCCGCTTCAATATCCGCTCCGCTTTTTACGGTTAGAGAAGTGAAGTTTTTAACAGATTGACTGATTGCGTTTACACTTGTACTAAATGCGTTATCAATACGAGCCCCTTCCGCTTCGGCTTTATCGCCTATACTTTGTATCTCGGCTACAGCACGCCTTGCGTCATCTTGCAGTTGTTTGTTGTCAAGACCTAATCCGTAGTATATTTTACCGCCTTCGCTTTCCATTATTCGTCGTACAAAATGTTTCTTACTTTTTCTCTGTTTTTAGGGTCATCTGCATTGATTACTTCACCGTTATCTTTTGTTTCCGTATCGGAATCATAAGACGGAATGACCGCTGAGTACATAATTACATTGGCATAACTCATCTCATACAGCACGTAATCAATCGGAAGATGATACTCGGTAGCTATTCCGGCTATTCTTGACCAGATACTGTCGTTTCGCTTTCTTTCGTCTTCCTCAACTGATTGACGTTTTGCAGGAAAATGGAAATACTGAAAAAAAAAGCGACTTTCATCGTTTTGAATATTTCCATAATCAATTCGTTCAATTCTTCCGGTGAAAGGTTATCGATTATTTCGTTAGCCAACTTCTTTTGATTGTTTACTTCGCGCCTATAAAGCCCGAAAAGATACTTTTTCTCTGTTACCAAGTTTTTCTTCCCCAATATCAATATTGCGGCTATATCCCCGAAGCAACCGCAATCTTTAGCATAGGCAAGCACTTCGGTTAGTACATTTCCGTTTTCATCGACTTTCATTTCAGGTGTTTGAGAAATGTATTTAGACACTTCAATAAGCGTAGCAACAGTTGGGGGAGCAACCTTGTATTCTCGACCGTTTACCGTTATCTTTTGCGTATTTTGCAAAATGGTGTCGGCTGTTAATTTTTCTATCGTATCTTTCATAAATTATATGCTAATGAGAAATATTTTTTAAAGACGGAGAGTTATTCCTCTCCGCCTTTCTTCTTGGTTTGCTCAATCTTAACAAAACAGAGCTTTACGAGTTCTTTTACCCTTTCTTCATCGAAATCGACCGTTTGTCCTTTTTCATAATGAAGCCGTAAATTGTTCTTATCCCAAAAAGGTATGGTAACGATTGCTTTCATACAACTATGCTACATTTCCTTTGTAGGGCTTAAGAATTTTACCGGTGGCAGGTTTCAATCCGGCAAACATATATTTCCAACGCTTACCGTCTGCACTTGACCACGTTTCTTCGCATGAAACGGTAGTTTTATCCATCAAGAAACCTTCATTGGTAGGGTCTTCCGGCGTAAGACGAATTGAATAGTTGTCAATAACTACGCCGTCTTCATCTTCAATTGGTTTTGTATCGTTCTTCTTGACAAAAACTTCCAACTCGAAAGTGTATTTGTTTTTGCCGCTGTAAATATCGACAATACCGCCGCCTTCTTCAACCGCTTCGGTTTTATTTCCTTTTTCGGTTGTCAATTTAGCTGTTCCTTGTACAATTTCAGGCATTACCTTCCATGTAGTGGGAGCTGCTCCGGTACTCGTTAAAGCGCCGAACTCTACTTTGGGTTTCCCCCAACTTAATACTGACATAATTTTATTGTTTTAAAATGTTGTTAATCTGAATCTTAATCTAATTGAAACAAAATGCTGATTTATTTCCGGCTCTTCCTCTGTGTATATGGTTTGGGAAAGCCTGAAATTATAATCAGTTTTTTCGACTGTTAATGAATCAATCCATTTGTTTGCGGCTACTTCAATTTCGGTGCAACGCGTAATATCACGAACCAAAACGCCGTTTTGAAAAGCGTCAAAGTCAGGAACGTAGATGTTTATCACGACAGTACCGGATTGAATCTGTGAATCAAATCCGGTTACAAACTTGACAACAGCATCTTCTTTTTTTGAATCGCGAGGACGTGTGCCGTATTTGTAAACTTTACCGCTTATGATTGACACCAACGGACTGTTTTTAACCATTCCGTAAATATCATCTTCTACCTGCTGTCCTGTCTTTGTCATTTTACCGTAAATCCGATTTGCTTCATTAATTGCGGTGCAAGGATTATAACCTTATCTTCCGAACTGTCGAGAAGGTTGTAACCTTTAGCGGCAACATGTTTTGAATAAGGCATACTGGCAACTACGTTCAAAACAAGTCCTTTTGAGTTTTTCCCGGCAATTTCTTTTGCAAACGCTTCGCCGCATGTTGAACCTTCGCTTCCTGACTTAACTTGCTCAAAGCTGCTTACTTGAAATATGTTTCCGTTGTTTGCTACAACGTAGCCAATAGAGCTTGTGAGATTTCCTGTCTGGTCTTTGTAAGTTCTTGCTGTCCTTGCTTCTATCACACCGGCTTCTCCAGCATACGCAAGACGATTCAAAACCTTTTGCTCAACGCTTTCTATATGTTTCTGCGTATAGTTTTCAATGGCGCTCATCGGTGTTATTTGCTTGAAAGGCATTATACTACAATTTTAACCGCTTGGACTGATTCCAAATATTCAGTCCACAATACGGAAAATTCACCCAAGTCTTTTCCGAGTTGATTTAACTTAATGCGTTCCGCTTCAAACGGCTGCATTTCGATTAAAATCTCATAGGATGCGACTGTAAATGTATTTTCGTTTTGCTTTCCGATATTGTTTCTTTTATTGGTTGTAATGCGGCACGGTATCTGCTCTCCAAATGCTTCGGATGGACGTGCGGGATTTCCGTTTTCGTCAAGCCCCCCGCCGGTCTTTATCTTAGCCGATATGTAGCCGTTTACAATTACCATATCTCCAAATAGGCGATTGTATTCTCTTTGACAAATTCAGAACTATCAACTCCGATTTCATTGCATAATGCTCTAATGTAATTTTCTACTCCTTCTTTATTGAAAGAGATTGAAAGTCCGCCTTGTCCTACATTGTTCAATGAAATCATCTGTGTAAGAATTTCAATAACAATTTTAGTTACAGCGGTTTCGTCAGAAACATTATCGTTCGCTCCGATTTTGTACTTTTCGCACTTTCTTTCGATAAGTGTTTTTTGTATCGGATACGGACGCAAATCTTCGAGAATAGCTTCTAAATTAGTCATAGCTTACTACTTTTCAGGAGTTTTAGCTTTTTCGGCTTTCACGCCTTCAACTAATCCAAGCTTTACCAACTTAGCCCAACGCTCAGCATCAGTAGAAAAATCTACGTCATCGCCAACTTTGTAAACTTTTGCAAAGTTTTTGGCGTCTCTAAATTCTTTCAATACTTTTGCCATTATGCCTGAATCGTTTTAGTGTCGAGTTGGTAAATCTTGCTGACATTGGTAATAACAGGGAATACACGAGCCTGAATTTGTGTATATTCAGACACGGCGGGTTCGTTCTTTCTATACTTTGAAAGTAAAGCATAACCGTCAACAAGCTGGTATTCTACGCCGGTTACTTGAGCGTTTTGCTCGGCTGTTTTCGCGTAAATCAAATCGCCGACAACATAGTTTGGAATACCGACAATCATACCTTCCTGCCACGGGGTTAATATTGTGTCTTCGCCATCCTTTTCAGCAATAACTGTGCGCTCCACAACATCGAACGTTGCCTTGTATTCACTTTGCATAAATTCGTTCAACTTGTCGAGACTAAGAGCGGGAACGCGAGTGCCGTCGGTGATATTGAAATCTTTGAAAACAGCATAACGTTCTCTGATTTGTTCGGTAGCGCAAAGTTTCCTTAATGTAGGACGGTCAAGCAACAAAATACGGATATTCCCATTTGCAACATCAAACATTCTTTCAAAATCATCAATCGGTTTAGCGGTTGCAGGATTACTCCAATCAACAGTAACGCCAAATTTGTTTTTGTCAAGATAGCCATAGTTCAAACGCACTGCTGTACCAACATTTTCTTCATCGGTAGTAAGCGCTACGCCGGTAGAAAGTCCGTGCAAGAACATGTATTCGTTGTTTTCGTAGATACCGGTAATACAAGCGGCGTCATCTTTAAACAATTCCGCTTTGACTTCGTCGTATTCACCAAGCGCCTGCAAGGTTTGCAAATTGGTCATCTGCGTTTCGTTCAACCATTTCTTCATACCGGACTTTGGAATATCGCCGGACGCCGTTCCCATTTTAGGACGCTTTTTTATCGGCAAAGGCGAATCCATTGCAACAATATCAGCTTTTACGCTTCTGTAATCGGCGAGAATAGACTCCCATTTTCCTGTGATGGAAAACTTGGGGCGCAACATTTCTTTGAAACGGTATCTGGGAGGCATATTTTCCTCTTTACCGTTAAGCATTTTCAAAATGCTTGTAACGATTCCTTTGAAATACGTTTTGATGTACTCAATAAAATATGATTTTTCCATTTTCAATCCTCCCTGAATTCAATTAACGGCAACGCTGCTTTCAAATCAGTAAGAATTGAATCATACTTGAAAGGAGCTGCCTTTGGGTTAATAGTTCCTTGTGTCAAAATTCCAACAAACGGTCTGTCGGCAGTTTTCGTAGCAACTACTATTCCTGCGTATGTATGACCGGTCGGCAACGTAGAGTAAGCATCATTTGCCGTGTTCAACGGCATCGGCTTAAATTTCTTCTTGGCAGTTTCCACGATAACGACGTGTCCTGCCTTAATCACGGAAAGACCGTACCCTGTCATATCTAAGGTACGTCCCCCTTCATATCCGTCTATGTACTTCTTGATAACAATGTTATCAGTTTCGGTAACAATTTCTTTTGACGGATAGGTTAAATCTCCTAATTCTGCCATTTTAATTTTACATTATTCGTGAAACAATAGCATCGCATTCTTCATCCGATGCCGGTTTATCTCCGAGCTTTGCACTACCGCCTCCGGGCTTTGTAATTCCGCTTAAACCGATGTTTGCGTTTTCCTGCACAATTTCGCCGATGGACGTTTTCTTTTCTTCAAAGTAAGTTTTGAAATCATCATCATCTTTGAATGTGGAAAGAATCCGCTTGAATGTTGAGAGTTCGGATGCTTTTTGTTTATCAGGCAAGTCTTTGACTATACCTTCAAATTCAGCAAACCGTTTAGCTGCAACTCTTTCGCTGTCGATAGCGGCAAACTTGGCTTCCTGCTGTTCGCGAAACGCTTTGAACCATGCAGGTTCTTCGTCTGTTCCGCTGCCGTTACCTTCGCCTTTTTCTTTAGCTTTTTTAGCAGCTTCTTCCTCTGCCCTTTTCTTGGCTTCAGCTTCTTCTTGTTCTTTTTTGGATTTCGCCTCCTTCGCGTTTACGATTCGCGTAACCGCTTTTTGCGACATCTGTAGGAGAGGTAATGCAGAATCAATTGCTTGATTAATCTGCTCGTCTGTTGCATCTTCTTTCAGGGTTCCTGCGATGTTATCGGCGACCCCTTCAAGTTCTTCTGTAGTGAACCCCAACGATGCAGTTTTGGGTTTCAACAATGATAAGACTTTCGTTTTCATTTCTTTAGCGTTTTTTGTTTGTATTAGGCTCTGTGGCTATCTTACCAACAGAGCCTTCTACCAAAAACCGCATGGAAAACACCTGTGGACTGATTAGCAGTACAAGCGGCACAAAGGTATAATAAAAATGATTGCAAAGCAATCATATAATATGTTAAACATTGTTAAATATTAAGGAAAAACGTACTTTCTGCTAATGTTTTTGCATTTTCTTCTTTTGCGATGCGAATATATTTGAAAAACGACTGCTCGGTAGTATGTCCGGTTATCAACATAATTCGAGCTGCCGGAATACCGGAAAGGTACATGTTTGTTGCTGCGGAGCGGCGGGCTGTATGGCTGCTGACAAGTTTGTATTTTTTAATTCGTTTTCTAACTACTTTCAGCCCTATTGTGCGTTCATACAGCACTTCTGAATTTATGCCTGCTTTTTTGCAAATGCGTTTCAACGCCGTATTATATGCCTGTTCTGACTTTATTTTCGGAAAATTGCCGTTATTACGTTTTAAGATTTCACTGATAATTGGGTGCAATGGAATAATCACTTTTGTGCCTGTTTTTCTTGTTTTCACATAAATTTTCTCATTAATAATGTTTTCGGTAGTCAATTTTGAGTAGTCTGAAAAACGCAAAGCGGTAAAACAGCCGATTAAAAACATATCTCTAACTGCAGCCATTTCTTTTGATAACTTTACGGAATTTATTTTTTTTAATTCATCAGCAGTAAGATAAATAGCATTGCAATCTTCTCCATCGACATTGACTTCTAAAAAGTCAGCGTTTATGGAATATCCATCAGATTTTGCACGTCTCAAAACGGCATCTAAATTTTGTTTGATTACACGGACTGAGTTTATCATCAATCCGGTTCCTTTGGTTTTTCCTTTTAATCGTCCAACGGATTTTAAATAATACATAAATTCTTCTGCTTGACTTTCGGTCAAGTTATTCAAATATAGCAAAATACCTGTTTTTTGCTCAAAATTTTCAATGTGTCGGATAAGGTTACGATATTTCCGTTTGTATATTTCGCTTTTCTTTGAACGTAAGATAAACGAGTAAATAAAATCAACTACTCGTTTATCTTGCTGATTTTTTGACTTAAAAATGTTCATACTATTTCGCAATACTTTTTGTAATTTTCTTCGCTCATTACCCACGCTGTGTGATATTCAGGCAAGTTGTACGATTTGCCGTAAGACGAAAACCAACCATACTTACCGTTCATTTCTCGGTCGATTTCAACATAAAAATTGCCTAAAACAGAATGAGATACTCGGACTTTCTTTTCTGCGTGTTCTTTTAAAAATGCTTCTCTGCGTTCTGCAAGCGATTTTTTTTCAGCTTCTCTTTTTGCTTCTTCAATTTTTTGCAATTTCAAGGCGTCAGAAATTGACTGCAAATTTTCTGCAAGCTCTA